CGTTCAGTCCGGTGACTGACCTTATCATTCCAAGGTAGTGATTGTAGCTACTGATGAGCATCTGCGATTTACTTGCTCCCGACGACGATGTTAACTGTGTGATAGGAGTCTTACCGTGGTTAAACTCTCCATCCATAGTTGAGCTTCTACCAATAACACTTCCTGTTTGGAAGTATAAGCGTAGAGCTTCTTGTGGGTTGTATGCTGCACCATTGCCTAAGTCAACTTCGTTGAGGCCGTCAGCATCTATGTACACTCCGTCAGGTACAGTACGTGAAATCACTTGCTGTAGTTTGAGGTGTGTAATCTGAATAAGGTCTGCAAAAGGAATCATTCTCTTAACTAGAGATTCAATCTTTCCTTTGTACATACGTGGAGCACAAGCAACGAAGTTAGACATTGCGTGCTGTGAAGAAGACTTAGGGCGAACCATGTTCTCCTCTAGCTTCCATGAAATAATCTTGTTAGTACCTAGAACCATTACACCGCTGTACCATACATCGATAGTCTTAGTTACCTTCTCGAACTTACCGTCTTCCATCATCTCTTGAGGAGGGTTGAAGTTCTCGTCCTTTTCAATCATACGAGTTCCACCGTTATCTAACGACTTCTTCTTGTATGTGAATGTCTTTGTAGTCTTGTAGTTGAAGTACATGAGAGAGACTGTGTCTCTAGAGAATGTATCACCATCCATCTCACCTGCCTTACCGTGAAGGTTGTGCCATGCTGTACCTGACTGCTGTATAGACTCTAGTCCTGCGTTGTCAATACTCGGGTCAATCTTTCTTATCTCTGTTAAAGGAACAGTCTTAACCTCTCCCCAATAGAAACAATCCTTAAAGTGTGGGTCTTCTGTATAACTGTATACAACGTTAGCAGGGTCTACGTATTCAATCTCAACTCCTGAACCGGGTAGGAAGTCGTGCTTTGCAACAGCAACTCCTAGTGTAGTCATGTCGTAGTCTAAACGCTTACGTACATCTTCATACTTATTCTCAGCGAATACAGTTTGAATAGCTTCCTCCTCAGCAATCTCAATAGCAGGCTTATAGTTAAGCTGCATGTATAGTTGTAGCTCCTCATCATTAGTAGGTAGCTCTTCTTGTGGCATAGAGAAGGGGTCCATTCCTGAACCCTGATGTATGGTCTCTAAGATATCCTTAGCAACCATCTGTCCTTCAACCATGTCTTGATACTTTGTTCTCTTAGACTGAGACATAGCATCTTGTGCATACGCCTTAGGCTGAAACAATCTATCACTCATACCGTTAACAACGATGTCAACGAACTTAGGTAAAATTGGAATAGGAGTCCAATCAATGTTGAGGTAACTAAGGTCACCGTCAACAGCAATCTCTTGCTTGTACTTAGCTACAGACTGCTCGCCTCGTGCGTACAATCTTAAATTATGAAAGTCATTCCACTGATTGTAAAACCTAGACTGACCGCCTGCTCTCTTGAACCATTCGTACTGAATAGCCTGCCCTACCTTCAATCCAAACTCAGGTGTAGCCTTCTCCGAATCGGGAGCTAGCTGAGATGGAAATGACTGTGCGCCTATATTTACCTTGACATCTTTCATGTGTATTGTTCGCTACGTAAACCGTTGTTATTATATTTAGCAAAGGTAATACTTATTTTTTCATTTGTCTTGACGGGAGTGTATAGATGTTTCTGACACGCCATAATCGCTAGACCGCTAGATATAGATGCATCGAACGCTGTTCGATTGTTAATGTCGAATCGACTCCAATCATTGAGTGTTCTTTCAAACGGCATAGTGCCGATGGCATCAGGCTCTCTAAAGACACCTGACCCGTCATAACCTACGTACTTCTCTATGTATGATTCTATTGCAGAAGCGTGAGCTTGTTTCACATCCTCAGAAGAGTTAGGCATACCTCCTAGTTCCTTCTCTGTCTTAGACAGTTTGTTGTATTGTTTGTCAGGACGGTTAACACTGTAACCCCTGTATCCTCTGTTCTTGAAATGGTATAGTAGTCTAGGTTTGTTATTCTCTATAAGGATAGGCATGCCGTAGAATACACAGGCCATGAGAACATCCTCAAAGAATATCTCTGCTGTCTGTGGTCTAGCTATATACTCTAGGAAGAACTCATTAGACGGGCCTGAATCCATATGGAATTTAGTTAGTCCATGTAACGCTCCGTTAGAACCACGACCTCCTACTGTACCTGAGATATCATACGAGTCACAACCGAACGCACCCATGTGCTCATTGCCCGGGTGGAAGATACCTCCCTTCTTATATCTGTTGTTCTGTAGCTTAAGCTCAGGAGTCCAACTCACTAGGAACCTTCCCGCCCTGTTAGGGGAGAACATAACCTTACCATCCTTCTGACCATTGACCCAAGAGAATGAACCTCTAGTAACATGGTGAGCTTCGTTCTGACTATCGTTGAAGTCAACCTGCTCATATATCTTAGTTAGGTTAAAGATAGAATCCTTAGACTCATCACGGAAAGCGTGTGACTCTGTACGTGGGAACTGACGATAGAACTCGTTAAGTGCATCAGGGTCATCAGACAATGAGTCAACCTCGTTGTCCCAATAGTCTACTGCACCTTGGTCTATCATCTCTCCGTCTACTCCTATCACTGCATCCTTAGGTGTATGGAATACAGGGTGTCCGAATCTATCTATGAATCCCTCCATGTTCCATTCCATAGGAACGAACAGAGAATACATACCACTCTTAGTCTGTCCGTTAGCGTTACGCTTATGAACAGAGGAATCCTCGTACATCTTCTTGAAGTTACCACCACCTTTAGCTAGTGCGTTACAGGTAGAACCCATCATACACTTACCAATAATCTTACTACCCAAACGTAGACAAGTCTTCGTGACTCTCCAATTGTTTAGAATGTTGTTAGGCTTAATCCACTTACCACTCTCATCATGAACCATAAGCAATAGCTTCTCACCATCGTAAGAGTTATCGTCTGTGTTCTTCCAATCGATTGTAGTATCTAGTCCAACCATCTCCTCTCCTTTATCCTCTAGCATATTACCCTTGGTAATCTTAGAAGCAGGTATACGGTAAGCTAGCTCTGTCTTAGGTCTATCCATACCATCCTGTATTGGCTTGAAGAAGAACGGTAGCTTAAGTGACATAGGTACAACCTTGTCTGTAAACATCTTCTTAGCATCACTACCTGTCTTAGATAGTATACCGACACGTGCATCCTTAGCTAGTGTACCCTGATTGATACACTCAGCACTACTCATGAATGAGAATCCTGAACGACGAATCTTTAAGTAGTTCATACCGAAGCTACGCTTGTCTGCCTTACATGCTTCCCAAAAGATATAGAAGATTCTATTAGCTTCACGGAAGTCTGCATACCCCACATCAATACTACTCCACTGCAGATACATGTAGTGTGAGCCTGAGATATACGTAGCTACACCTCCATTCATAAACCAATACCCCTCGTCACGTCTATCGAACTCTTGTTCTATATAATCCACGTAGAGCTCTTTAAAGGTGGTAGCCTTCTCGTTCCAATGGAAAATGGTACTTACCCCTTGCAAGTCTGTTGGAAGCTCTGTACGCTCCCAATACTGCTCCTGAGCGTCATGCTCATCTCTGCACTCTACATGGTGTGGCATATCAGGTAGGCCGATACGTAACCCTGACACCTCTATAACATCACCTAGCGTACCATCCTTAGAGATAATAACTATGTCATGCTTAGCGTCATAGCCGTAAGACCATTCCTTCTTTGTGTTCTTCCTCTTAAGGAGTGCAGGCTCAACCGTAGATGGCACTGACTTCCATAAGCTATTTACTTCTTCTTTCTGCAAAACCCTGCTTTGTATCTACTCGAGACGCCTTTCCTTTAGACTGCTCTATTGATAATGCTTCTGCTTCAACTCTCGCTAGGATTTCGAAAGCGTCGAATATAGCTAGCTTCTTTGCAGCTGCTGCATTCTTCATCTTGTCTGCTGCTAAGTCATCCTCCATATCTACATCCTTAAGGATATCCTTCTTAGCTACTTTGATTAGATGCTTGACAGCTTGCTTACCTGCAGCTATAAGCTCTATTCTTAATTCTTCGTTCGTCATAGTACTACTGTTAAGTGTTCGTCGTATAGCCTGTACATCTTGATATCGTTTACCTTGTACTCTGCTGCGAGCATAGGAACGTATACCATCACATCACCCTCCTTAATACCGAGAGCTTTCATCTTAGCACTAGGGTATCTCATGATTCCCTGTAGAGGCTCCTCCTCTATTGCTTTGTGTAGGAAGCTATCCAATGGAGCGAATGGCTCAATGAAGTTGTACCTACCTACTGCGTTCCACTCCTCACCGTTGTAGTACATGTAGTACTGCATGTCGTCTATGAGGAATAGGTCATCCTTAAAGAATGACTTACCGCTACGCTGTACACCGTGTACGTCGTTGTAGAACTTGAATACGTTGTGATGTACAAGCAATGTATCACCAACCTTAACAGGCCCGTTGTAGTATAGAGGTATAGCAATTACTTCTGCCATCCTCTGAGACACTGTGTGGTCTTCATCACTAGTACTAATGATTACGTCTATGCCTCCAATACTTTTGGTATTAGCATAACGCTTCCCGTCAACTGCTTTGACAAGGAAGTCCGTAGGGGACTGCACTAGAAGTATATGTTGTACTCAATAGAGATAGGCATGACGTGGTTGAAAGACTTCCATAGAAGTATCTCTCCGTCTTCGTTCTCTAGGTAAACCTTTATAGTTCCCTCTTCGTCCTGAGTAATTAGATGTATTGTATGTGAGCTACCAAGAACTGACTGTCCTTGTATGTAGTGCATAGCTCCCGACTTATAGTCAGGACCTACTGAGATTTTTCTGATTTCCATAATGTTATTAGATTGATAACAAAGATAGAGCAAAAAAATTTAAGGGAAAAATATAAGCTTTACGATTGCGCCGATGACTGCTACACCAACTGTATACATAACCCATTGTATAGTACCCTTCCAACGAAGCACACTGTCGAACTGAGTAAGAAGCTTCTGCCTCTCCGGCTCACAGACCTCACGGAAGTCAGTGTTCCTGTTTGTCTTAACAATGATACCACCGTCAGGGTCGTTAATCTTATCGTCTAATCTTCGAACCATATTCCTTACATCATCTTGATTGCTCTCGATAGTCTTTAGTCTGTGATTCACATCCTTGAACTCATCTGACAGCTTATACATAAGTGCCTTAGCTGATACGTCTCCCATTACTTCTTTAGTTTCTCTATGCTCCTTCCTGCGAAGTAAGCACCGAATGCTGTTAACATTAATATCTCTAACAAACTTACATACGAATCCTTTACCTCAAAGTTCCATGCCTCAATTGAGTCTGCTACAGCAAGAACTATGAACATGGACAGAAGTAGGACGAGGGTGAGAGGTCTGATGTATTGAGCTATCTTTACATCTCCATTCATATCAGCTTCCCAACGGTACGTGACCTGTTCTTGAAACTGAATCTCTGCCT